CTCTGGTTCTAGCACTAGATGCTGAGAATGGGAGAGGTAGAGCAAAGTGTGTTGCTCCACCCTGGGGGAACTATGTCTAAACAGATATAGAGCTATAGACAAGCACAGATCAATAGAAAAATATCATCACTCATCGAGCAGTGAACGATCTATGCTACGCATTCCAAGGAGCAAACATGAAATACAACATCGTCAGTGTCAGTGGAGGGAAAGACTCAACAGCCTTACTTCTGCTTGCTATTGAGAGAGAGACACCAAACCTCCAGGCAGTGTTCGCAGACACAGGACATGAGCATCCACAGACCTACGAATACGTCCAGTACCTGAACGATCAGGTTTTTCCGATCAGAACTGTTAAGGCTGATTTCAGTCAACAGATCGCACGAAAGCGTGAGTGGGTTGCGACAAAGTGGCGAGAGCAGGGCATCCCGGAAGATCGGGTTCTGTTGGCCTTAGAGACACTGAAACCAACTGGCAACCCGTTCCTAGATTTGTGCCTGTGGAAGGGCCGGTTCCCAAGCACAAAGGCTAGGTTTTGCTCAGAAGAACTAAAGCGCAATCCGATCATTGAACAGGTGCAGATGCCTCTGCTGGATCAAGGACACGAAATCTACAGTTGGCAGGGTGTCAGGGCAGATGAGTCGCTTGCGAGGCGGGATCTGCCGGAGCTGGATAAGGTCGGAGGTGGCCTCTGGAACTATCGTCCTATCCTGAAATGGACAGCGCAGGATTGTTTTGCGATGCACAAGAAGCACAACATCAGGCACAACCCGCTATACGAGCAAGGAATGGGCAGGGTTGGTTGTATGCCTTGCATCCATGCTAGGAAGGATGAGCTGCTGGAGATCAGCAAACGGTTCCCGGAAGAAATTGAGCGTGTGGCGCAGTGGGAAAGACTGGTCAGCGATGCCAGCAAGAGAGGAAGTTCAACATTCGGTGTTGGAACTGACATCAGCGTTGCAAGCATTCATGCTGTTGTTGAGTGGTCGAAAACGTCAAGGGGAGGCACTCAATATGATTTTTTGAGGATGGAAGATGGGCCTAGTTGCAATTCAATTTATGGACTATGCGAATGAAACCAGAAGACGTTACACAAGAGTGTTGGGAATACTTCCTACAACACAGGAAGGTCAAGAAAGCGATCGTCACTCCCAGAGTGATCAACATGATCAGGGCAGAAGCTCACCAAGCAGGATGGACGCTAGAGCAAGCACTGGATCACATGGTGCTGATGGGCTGGAGAGGCTTTAAGGCTGATTGGGTTGAGAGGAAGAAGCAAGACCTCTGGGATCAGCTTACAGGGCGCAATGTCATCGACATGGAGCAAGTACGATGCAAAGCTATAGTGAACGGTTGATCGAGCGGTTTGGTCTGCTCTGGGGAAAGCAGAAGGTTCTAGCGCAGTTTGGATCGACTCCAGGCGAGATTGCTGCTGCTAAAGAAGCATGGGAGGATCAGCTTCGATCAACGTCACCAGAGGTCATTAAACGAGTCCTAGAGCATCTCAGGACAGATCCTCCGGATTGGCCTCCATCACTCGCGCAGTGGATCAAGCTCTGCAAGGAACACAACAGACCAGAGCATAAGACCGCGTTGCCACCACCGTCCAAGGAGATCACTCCGGAAGGTCAGAAGCTCATCCAGTCTGCTGTAGCACAGATCAGGACACCATCCTACGATCCTCTGCATTGGGCAAAGCATCCAAAGTCAGCACAGGCGATCTGGCTCCTGCGTAGAGGTGTCAAGGACGACACTAGGCTCAGAGACATCTGGGATCACCACATCGCCACAGACGGACGGGACTGCACTCCGGAGGCTAGAGGTCAACTGCTGGCTATAAAGGAAATCTATAGACCTGTCGCTGTCGATTAAAAAATATTTTGCAGAAAGTTCACACAGGACTGCAAGGTTCATGTAAAGTCACTCCATCGACACACACAACAGGAGCAGCAAACATGAACATCGACCAGCAACTCAACGCAAGGCAAAGTCGCAGGATGTCAGCGCAAAATCGTTACCTAACTCAATTGGAAAAGCGTGAAACTGCTGCTAGCAAAATGATCGGTGAACTGAACGGCGGCAAGTGTTACGTCTGGCCGGTAGGCGGCAAATACCGTGAGGGCAATCGGGGTGATCTGATCACATTCCTGATTCGCAACAACTACGTCTGACAGGTCGAAACCCCCTCCGGGGGTCTGCCGGTAAACCGATACTGATGAGACCAACAAGGAGCAGACATGAAGATCAAAGCATCAACTCTCGCAAAAGCTCTGGAAGCAATCGAGTGGGCAAACAACCAGATGACCAAGGATCGGCCAGACACTCTGTCGTTCTTGGCAACCCTGGATGCCAAGATCAACATCAAGGTGGTTCTGGAATCCTTGCAGGTAGAGGTCGAGGATGAGCACCTGTCCTGAGTGCGGATCTTGGGACTCCAAGACGCTTGAGACCAGGAAAGACACTCGGTACTGGTGGACCTGGAGACGGAAGAAATGCAAGGAGTGCGGTGCAGTCTGGGCGACATACGAAATACCTGCTCAGGCTGTCACTCCGCACGATGCAAACCCAGATGGAAAATTGGAGCGCAGATGAAACTTTTTACAGTCAAAATGTCGTTTGAGTTCGTTGTGGTCGCAGACGACGAGAAACAAGCAAAGGCAGCAGCGATGGGATGTTCTGGCGAGGCTCTAGGCATGACTGAGTATGAGGACATTGCTGTTGAGATCCGCCCAGGCGCTGACGCTAAGGGCTGGGAGCATCCGGCTTGCATTCCGGTGAACTGCACGGAAGATAAGTCGATCGCTGACTATCGGGAGGAGGGCGCATGACCCAGATGATCAGAGCAAGGGGTGAGAAATGAACCAAGGCAAAATAGTTGTTGCCCGACATTTTGAGGGCGAGTTGTACATTAACGGCTCTTCCTATCATCAAACAATTAAAGCCGCAGTTTAAGCAGAACGAGAGGCGTGTGCTCAATTGGCTTTGCAAGGGACAGGAGAGGCAGTACAAACCAAAACACTAGAGATACTGCAATCCGAGCGTCAGCGCATAGCTGCTGCGATTCGGGAAAGGGGACAAGCATGAACTGCGATGCAGTCTACAAAGAGCGCAACCAATTGGTGGCCTTGCTGTCTACGCTGTTCCCCTCCGGCAAGGCCAAGACCGCCATTGAGGGCTGGGACGAGGCGTGGCATGGGTGTGTTTACATTGACTTCCCTTGGGGGCAGGCTTCATGGCACTACCACTCAGACGATGAGCAGATGTTTGCACATTTGCCGCCTTACACAAAACCGTGGGATGGGCATACCACTGAAGAAAAGTATGCGGCCATCGCCAATGCCATCAGAGCAAGGGGAGAGAAATGAGCAAGCACACACCGGGGCCGTGGCACATCGACCCCATCAAGGCACATGCAAACGGCAATCGACGCATCATGGCTGAGCAATGCACTCCAGTTGCAGTGGTGCCTGAACACTTGGCGGCAGACGCCCGCCTGATCGCCGCCGCGCCAGACTTGCTGGAAGCGTTGACGAAAGCCTCCACTATGCTTCACCCAGACCTAGATGAATACAAAGCAGTCCGCGCCGCCATCGCCAAGGCGACTGGGGGTGCAGCATGACTTCCTGTCAACTACATCACGGCTACGGTACGCTGGCAACAGCAGCGATGATCAGAGCAAGGGGGGAGACATGAGCATCGAAGCAATGAAGCTGGCGCTGGAGGCGTTGGAAGAAGCGTGTGAAATTGTCGGTGTGGCTTGGGCTTGGCGCGATGAAAAAGGTCGGCCCGCCATTACCGCCCTGCGCGAGAGGCTGGCGCAGCCAGAGCAGAATCCTCTGACAGAAAAACGAATTGAAGAACTGTATTCGTTTTGGATTGTTGATTGCCAAGACATTGTTGGTTTTGCTCGCGCCATCGAACGTTCAAAGCCACAAATGCAACCCTGCGCCGGACGCAACTGCGGCAGCACCAACCCCAACCTGCATTCGGCTGAGTGCTTTGAGGACTACGAGAAGTCAACGGGAATGGCGCAGCCAGAGCAGGAGCCGGTGGCATGGCGATGGAAAGAGCGTATTAACAATGACTTCGATAGTTGGGTTATTACTTCCTCGGAGCCACCGCCTTATGCGGTTGAAAGACAACCCCTCTACACCGCACCGCGCAAATGGCAAGGGCTGACGGATGAGGAGATCGGCAGTTTATGGGATGGTCATGTTGTGCCAGTGTTTGGCAAAAACGGTATCAATCCAATCGTATTTGCCCGAGCCATCGAAGCAAAACTTAGGGAGAAGAACACATGACTGACAAAGAACTGATGCAGCAGGCGCTGATGGCGCTGGAAGAAGGCATGACAAGTAAAGAGTGGCGCGAACTGGTCAAAGCCCTGCGAGATAGGCTGGCGCAGCCGGAGAAATCTATCGAATGTATGTGCGGGATTTGCAAGTTGGAACCTAAAACCGCTATTGGCACATTGTTGAGCGACTGATGCAACAGGACAATCCAGAAACTGATTCCACACTGTTCTTCAGAACAATGGACACCTGTCCTATCAACAAAAAGGTGCAGTTGCTGAATCGGGCTGGAATATCAACAATCGACTGGTGGAACGGGACAGACCAATGGTTTGTCGGTTGGTTCCCGCTGCCAAAGATCCCAGAACAAATTAAGAAGGAGTTGTTTCATGGAAGCAGAAATTGAACAGACCTACAAAGGCATCCCAGAACAGCGATTGGTCGCAGCAGTTGTTGTCACTGCAATGCGAGACGCTTGCATAAAACCATTCAAACCATTCGGAGAAAAACACTTCAAACTGACATTCGACTGCTTAACCGCTCACGATTTTCTATGGACAGATGCGCTAGAGAGTTATCTGCACTACCTGGACATCGAGGTGAGTTACTTCCGCAAAGCATTGCTCAAAGCAATGGACAATGATACGGAGAAAAAGATTGGATCATTCACATCAGAAGACAGACGAGCATTCCGGTTCAATAAACGACTCTGGGATGCTCAACAATCCGGTGGATTGGTCGTCGCACTGGCTGATCCTGAATCAGATGACTGGAAGTCTGTGGACCCAACTTTTGAGCAAAAACTACAACGAAGCACAAAGTTTGTTAGCAAACATGGCAACACAAGCAAGACTGATGTCGCAGTTTCTAAAGATCCAGAAGGAGTCTGATCATGGCAACAATGTCTTTCGATGAGCTATACGTCCGAGTTGTAGGGTGGAGTCGAGCACGACAGATCATCCCTAACTCAACCGCTAATGCTCAGTTCCTCAAGATGGTCAGCGAGATGGGTGAGCTTGCAGACGGGATTGCCAAGAAAGATGTTGCTCTGACTGCTGACGCTGTGGGTGATGTTCTGGTCTGCATGATCAACTTCTGTGAGCTTGCAGGGCTGGATATGCTTGATTGCTTGGAAGGTGCTTACGACGAGATCAAAGACCGGAAAGGCACTCTGATGCCTAACGGGGTATTCATAAAGGAGAAAATCGTATGAAACTTGCCACAGACTGTTATGTTTTGAGAGGCATCACCTGGGTTCCACACTGGCTGAAGAGTGGAAAGTTTGTCTCACCGGGTTATGGTCGGCAACACATGGTCGAGATGACAGCGCAAGAGTTGCTGGTGAAAGGCGCACAAAAGCAACCAGAACTGCTGTTTCCGTCTGCAAGATAAATCTGGCACAATTGGGGCGCTCCTTCCTTGGGTGTCTCCCCGATTGTGCCTCCTGCGTGGAGGCACTTTTTTTGATACCAAAACGACTTCATTTTGTCTGGGTTGGAGATGAGTCCAAGCGTCCAGACGCAGAGATCCAGTCATGGATCGACAAGAATCCAACCTACAAGGTTAAGGTCTGGGGCAACAGCGATCTGAAAGAAGGCTGGCTCCTTGCCAAGCATATGCGGCACTTCTGGGAGCGAGAGCTATGCGGTGTTGCTGACTGCATGAGGTGGGAGATCCTTTACAACCACGGTGGGATCGCACTGGATGCTGACAGTCTGTGTGTCAGACCACTAGAGGACTGGTTGCTGGAGCCGGATGTCTTTGCCTGTTGGGAGTCAGAGACAAAGCGTCCAGGACTGATTGCAAACGGTGTTGTTGGA